AGAAAAATTGTTTACCTTATCAAACTTAATTGTTTTTTCAAATTTGTCAAGTAGGACTTCACCTTTATGTGAAATAATAAAGATGTTTGTGTCGCCAAAACCTTTTAGTATTTTTAATAGTTCTTCGGTAGCATAGTTGTCCAAAGAACTATCAAAAACCTCATCTAGAATAAGTAAATTTGTTGCAATCGAGTTTTTCATTTTCGCAACGTGTCTCCAAGTAAATAATAATGACAGATCAATCTTCTGCTTTTCTCCCTCTGAAAAAGAGGAGTATGAGAATTTGTCACGATAACGGGATTTAATAACTTCATTAAACTCTTCGTCAAGAGTAAAGTTAATATAAGTATCCATATTAGATAGGAACTTATTGATACTCTGATTGATAACAGGTATATACTTTGCAATAATTTTAGACTTAATGCCACCATCTTTTAGTAAACTACTTACAAGTTTGTAGTCACTTGATAGTCTTGATACTTCTGCACAGGCATCTTCCTTCACATCAAACTCTGCCTGTCTTTGCATAAGAGTTTGTTTCTCTGTAGCAATATTAGGTTTGTCGTGTAAGTTTTTAATCTCTCCTAGTATTCTAGTATTAGTCTTTACATACCTATCTTGTTTCTCTAGCAGATGATGTATTTCTCTTTGCATATCTGCATACTTATCTGCTGCTTCTGTAAATGCAACCATCTTAGATCTTACCTTTGCAATCTCTAACTTAAGTTGATCCCGTGCTTTGTCTAATTCATTACCTTTAGTTGCTAGGTTATTTACCTTTATATTTCTGAGTGCCTCATCAATATCTTGGGTACAAGTAGGACAAGTAGAATTTTCATTGAAAAATTGTATGTCTTTTTCTATCCTTTCAATCTTGGTATCTAATTTAGTTTCAATAGTTTTTGCTGATTCCCATTTAGATTCAAGAGCAGTTATATGACTTTGAAAATCACCTAGTTCTGTCATAGATGATTGTAAGAATTCCATCTTACTTTTTATTGCCATCATACCATCTTCATTCTCTTTAAACTGTTCTTCTAATACTTGTATCCTTTCATCGTTAGCACCTGTTAATGCTGATAGAGTTCTCTTTTGTGCAGTAACTCTCTCCTCTGCTATCTGCAATTCATATTCACAATCTCTTAGAGATTCATTGTTATCTCTGACACGTTCTTTTAATAGAAGATTCATATTAGAGAAAATTTGTATGTCTAATAAATCCTCAATAACTTCTCTTCTATGTGCTGCTGTAAGTTGCATAAAAGGAACAAATGTACTACTTCCTAGTATGACTACCTGTGTAAATGATTTGTAATTAAGTTTTAAAACAGACTGTTCTAAGTATTTCTGATAGTCTCTACTAGCAGCATCTTGATCTAACAATGCACCATTACGATATATCTCAAAGATAGCAGGTTTCATACCACGAACTACCTTATAATTAACCGTCCCGACTTTAAATTCTATCTCTACTACACAATCTTTATCGTTAATTGAATTGACTAAAAGACCCTTACTAACTTTGCGGAAGGGTCTATTAAATAATCCGTATGTTAAAGCATCAAGCATTGTAGATTTGCCTGTGCCATTACCACCAATAACTAGAGTTGATCTAGTATCGGATAAATTAAATTCTGTGAATTGATTGCCTGTAGATAATAAATTCTTCCAACGAAGTTTTTCAAATACAATCATATGATTAAGTCAGGGGGAGGGGTAACAAGATCGTTAGGAGTAATTATGCAATACATATAACCGTGATTAATACAGTTTTGTCGTACTTGCTCTTCGTCTAACTCTAGGATTTGTAGAGGACGATTATAGTCTAGTGCCTCCAACTGTCCATAATAGCGTAAAGCATCGTCTTTGTCAACAAAAATTTGTACAATCTTTTCATCTTTCTCGTCATCAGTGACAGCGTAGACTCCACCAGTTGCTTTATCGGTAAGAACAAACATCAGACGTTAAGTGCCTCAAGGTAAAGTGATTTAACTATTTTAACAATATTCTTTTTATCAATGTGATCTTCCAGTTCATTAACATAATTTTCTAAGATGGTCATTGTATCTTCTAGTTTAATAGACTCATCTATCTCTACTGCTTCAAGAGTAAGATCCTCAATAATTTTTAAGTCCGCAACACCAACATCTTGTAAATGTTTTACGTAACGATCAAATAATTTTTGATTATCTTTTTGTTGAACTACGAGTTTTACGTAACTTCCTACCAGTTCTTTATGGTCTGGTAATGTTTCATAATCATTATTAGTATCATCATAAAATATTTTTTCAAATATATTAAAAGGATTTTGTATGAATGTTAATCTTAGGTCATCAGTATTTAGGACGTGAAATCCTCTAACTGCACCGTAATCATTCCAATAAAGTTGGTACGGATTACCCAGATACATTATATTATCCATCCTTGATCTATGATGGAAGTGTCCTGTGCAGGTTAATTTAAACTTAGAATACCTTTCTGGGTCATCACCGTGTTCCATACGAACTCCAGGAAGTGCTTCAAACCCTTGCAATTCTAAATGCCCCATACAAGAAGTGGCATCTGTATCTTCTATTGCTTTGTAAATATCATTTCTATTATCATCACAAATCCAAGGAAGCATTAGAAACTTTCTCTTATCTAAAGTTACCTCTGTCGGTGTTGTAATAATTTCTAAGTTATCGTATTCTTTTAATAAATGTTCGCAAGCATTTACTCTTAGAGTATTCTTAAAATATATGTCGTGATTACCTATCAACATATACATTTTTATTCCTCTATCCTGTAAAGGTTTAAACCACATATCTCTAGTTGCTTCTAAAGAAAGGTAGTTTATACTTTTACGTTTATCAAAACTATCTCCTAAACAAAAGACAGTATCTATATTATTCCTATCAATATAAGGAAATACAATCTGTTGATAGAACTGTTTGAATTTGTTTAAGAATATAGGGTTGTCATTCCTAGCACCAAAATGTTGGTCAGTTATTAAAAGAATCTTCATTTTTTAAGGTGAGGCCATTGTTTATAAAAATCCTCTGTCACTTTAGGATCATAGTCTGGATGATGTGTACTGTTGATTGATGGTTGCCAAGGTTTCTTAGACCTGTTATTGATAACAATAAATCTGTCAGCAGCAAATGTACCTGCTAGATTTATTTCAATATCTTCACCATCAACCCAGTTCATACTACCATCTTTTTTAGTATGCTCCATAAGTCTTTGGATTTCGTCAATCATTTCTTGTGTTAGTTTCATACTTCAATGTCGTACTCGATTTCGATAACTTTGGATGTTCTTCCAGAAGAGTCTGCTCTGGTCAGTTTTGTCATTTTACCACCTAATGACTTAGCAATGTGATCTGCTTCTTCGATACATTGTCTTTCAAGATCCTCATAAGGATTGTAATACCTATCAACTTTCATTGGTACCTATTGTTCATTTCAATACGATTCTTGATATTGTTTAGTGAAGCAGCATCTACGTCACCATCAGTATGGAATATCTGATCAAAACCAGACTTCTCTATAATTTTTTCTCTAATAGATTGTTGTCTTTTTTCTTTTGCAATCCTTCTTAAAAAAGCAAAGTAAACTATTTGTGTAAAGTAAGCAAAAGGATTTTTAGATTTATTTGGATCGAAGTTATCTATATACTGGACACAATTTTCTATCCCATCAGATACCATATCTTCTTTGTACATATAGTTTATGAAGTTAGGTCTGTAAGATAGGTGCGTAGCAATCTTTAAAAAACAATCTCCTACGTACTCAGGTATCCTTGGTTTAGGTTTATCCTGAGACGCAGCACGTTTGATTCTTTCTTTATGATTGATTAGTGCTTCTAAAAATTTCTTATTGTCAACATAATGCTGACTTTTTTGTTTCCTTCTTGGCATCGAGATCGCCATTGATAACTAAGTTTCCTATACACTATGATACATTATTTGTTAGGAAACGTCAATAGGGGTTGACAACAGTTGTAATTATCTGTACAATTAACACTGTAAGGGTTCAAGGGATGGTTCTAACTACTCTAAAGGTTTATTAAATAGATCTTCAAATCTCTTTCTGTTATCTTCAACAGTTCCTAAGAATCCCTGACTAGGGTTAGGTTCAACTTCATTCCTTTCTTTTAAGTCTGCTAGGGATTCGTGTTTGAATTCTTGACGTACAAACATTTTATACATCATCGTCGCCTCCGTCGATTGCGGGGCGAGGGATATTATTTGATTATCAGGAACTATATAAAACTCTTCATCAGAAAAATACATCCATCTTTTTAATCCAACCATCTCAGTTCTTTTACCATCCCCAATATTAACTGAACCGTGATGTACTTTGGCAGGGTCAACTATAAAAACAACATCAGTTCCATCAGTATCTTTTACAACAGTAAACTTACCGATAACCTCATCTCCATTAGTAAGTTTTGCAACTCCTAAGAATTCTTCTTCGTGTTTGACGTAATTGAGTGACATTGTTCTACTTTCTTAGATTGATTTCTGTAATTGAGTAGTCAAATTTTTCTTCGTTATATGTTTTGATCCTATAAACCATATGATTTAAAGTCATATTACGATTATGTTCATTACTAATATCATCAGCAAAGTCATAAAGGTAGGCACGTGCTTTGGAATTGTGTTTCCTAAGTGTTCTCCCTATGGATTGGAGGTTTCTAATTCTAGACTTGGATGGTGAAGCAAAGATTACATTATGTAGGTTCTTAATATTAATACCCGTACTGAATGTACCGTACGATGCGAGAATGATAGCATTGCTAGTCACCTCACATATCTCTCTCACCATTTCCCGATCAGAAGTATCAGTTCCTCCGTGGATATAAAAGAGTTTTTTATTTCCCTTTTTACTATTTATCATATCTCTGAGAACATCTCCGTGTCTCTCAATGTAATTGAATAACACTAGAGTATTACCAGTCAGGTCTGACGCTAGGTTTACTATAATTTTATTTCGTTTTGGATGTGTAATTATATACTCTATCTCTTCCTGATAGTTTTCAAATTCAATATATTCGTGCTTACATACTAATACATTTATTTTTAGATCTGATAAGTATCCTTTCTTCTGCAACTCATCAGTTCTAATTACTTTTTCTACTGGACCAAACAATCCTTCTAATTGTAATTGATGACATTGCATACCATCGAGAGTACCTGTTAAACCAATACGGTATTTACAGGAGTGCATCTTGGTCAGTAATTTGGTTAGAGACTTTGCTTTGTAGAGATGTGCCTCATCCCCGATAACAACATCAAACCTATTAAAGAAATTGCGAGGTTCCTTGTAGATAGACTGCCACGTAGAAATGACAACAGGAGATTCTCTATAACGTTCTTTCCCTGCATAGATCTTGGTAACGTGTTCCCTTGCATTCCATCCATAATCTTGAAAGTCTTTGTATAATTGTTCTACTAATGATGTAGTTGGTACGATAATAAGTACTTGCCTATCGTGAAACAAGTGCCATCTAATTAACGTATAGATGATTAACGATTTCCCAGATCCAGTTGGTGATAGTAAAAGTCTTCTGTTATACTTAATGCTGCAATAAAGTCCTCTAAGTTGGTATCCTCGGATCTTGAAAGGCAGATTGAGACCTCTAACAAAGGAAGCAACAGACTCAGGGGTGACAAATTCTTCCGACTCATTTGGTTCTCCGTATTGTTTGTTTGATTGTACACTATAATTATAACCCTTTTTATCTAACCATTCAATTAGATAATCATACAATCCTACATATAATTCACCATTCCCAGGTGAATACAATCTAATTTTTCCGTCCCAGTATTTGTACCTTCTTTGTTTCTGTAAAAACTTTGCATTAGGTACTTCAAAGGTAAAGTAATCTGATAATTCTTGATGGATGTGAGGATCAGCATCAACTCGCAAGAAGACTTCATTCTTCTTTGTGATGAGGGTCATTAGAAACCTGCTTCAAAACGTCTATGTTCAAGGGCATTTTTAATATGATAGGTTCTGTTGTTAATTTGTTTTAACACCCCTTCCAAATAATTTATAACAGTTTCAAAGTATGCTATCTTTAATTGTTGAGTTTGTATGTCCTCGTCTGCTTCCATAAACGTATTGAGATCATTCTTCAATACTTTTAAATCAAAGGGATTCTCTTTATATACTTCCGCATCTGCTTTACCAGTATAAAAAAGATACTTGTCTCTTCTCAAGACACTAAGTTTTTTCTTATTATCTTCTAGTATTAAAGAATACTTTGACCAGAAGTCTTGATACTTTGCGTGTAAAGATGGTATCTTTAACGACTCTGCGTCTAATTTGTCTTCATCAAAAATACAGTCTCCTGCCCAAGACTGTTTAATCATTTCAAGTGGATCCATATTTTATTTTAATGTGGTCAAACGTTGTCCAGTTAGTGATTGGATTTCATATTGTAGATAGTTAAATTCTACCACAGAATTAAAGTATTCGGTGTCAGATAATGCAGCGTCAAACTCTAGTGTGTTCAATGCTATTGGGAACATATCTTTAAATACTATATTGAATTTTGGTTTGAAATTACTATTCAATACAGTAAGAGTTCCATCAGCAAATTCTTTTTCACCAATACCCTGTGCAAAATTATTTGCTTGAGCATCAATGAGTTCTTGTCTTTCCTTAAATTTCTCAGGAACACCAAGTCCTCTCATCCAGTTATGGATAATTAGATAGTTCTCAAGATCTTCATCTACTAAAAATCTTAATGATAGTGTTTGATATGACAATACACCTTCAAACGGAATAGGTCTGAACGGTGTTGGTTGAGTTAGTTCACCGACTGATATAGCGGGTATGTTTGCTGATTGACAAAAGTATGCAATCTTAGGATACTTCGCTAAGGTAAATCGGAAACCACCTGGACTAAGGAAATTCCTGTTGCTTATTTGCGTTGGAAAAGACATTTACGATATTAGTTGTTTCCGTAATTTTATTTATACTACTCCCAGTATTCGTCTAGAATATCAAGAACGTTATTTAATATCATCTGTGCTGCTGCTCTTTCGTTTTCATCCCAATGCGGATACCACTGGTGACGATGCAGTCCATCTTTCATACGCATCACCTTCGCAGTCATTTGTACTTTGTTCACTCGTCCGTTCATAGTATAGTTATTTAACATAAAAAAAGACCCCCGAAGGGGTCTTTGTAAAGAATATAAGCGATTGCTTACATTAGGTTATCAACAAGAACTCTTCTGTAATAACGGTTAGCGTTAGCAGTAAGTGCTCCTTCTCCTTGGTTGGTACCTTCCGCGAATGGGTTTGCAACAAGACCGTATCTTGTCTTAAATCCGATTTTTGGTTGGAATGTGTCCTGACCAACTGCTCTTACCATTTGTAGAGGAACATATGGACAGTAGAATAGTCCTGCATCATATGCAGAAGATCCTTTGTATCCTGCAACATAGAAGTGTCTGTCACTTACGTTTGCTGAATATGGGTCAACATAAACCTTGATTCTTCCGTTTAATGTTCCTGCAAGTGTTGAGGAGTTATCATCTGGAAGTAGGTTGCTGTTACCTTGTAAAGCAGGAGTGTAGTCAAGTACACCTGCCATTGAGAGTGCTGAAGCAACGTCAGCAGAACATATGATTATGTTCCCCTTTCCGCGACGAGTCTCGTGCCCGATTGCGTTCATATCTCTCTCGATCTGGAATAGAAGTCCTTTGAACTTCTCAACAGACCATCTACCATTGGAATCTACGTCTAAGTCGAAGATACCTGCGGTAGCAGTGTTGTTCTGAGCACCAGGTCTTGCGATCTTGTAAACAGTTCTAACAACTTCACGGTTGATTTCAGCAAGAACTTCTGTTGAAAGAATGTTTGCCAATTCAGACTCAGCGTCTAAACCGTGAACTGCTTTAAGATCCTGTGCTAGTTCCAAACTGTACTCTGCCTTGAGTGCTCTGGACTTCGCAGTCACAGTAACTTTCTCAATGCTGAAGTTCATTTCAGCGAAGGCATTAGAACCAGTACCTAGAGTCTCAGACTCATCGGTTCTCATTCCTGTACCGTTTGTGTATGTACCAGAGTCATTAAGAAGACCTGGGTTTGAACCTGCTTGTGCAGCAGAAGAACCGAATCCACTGGTTTGAGCAGCGTCTCTACCTGTGAAGTCTGAATCAGGTTCATTGTAGAATGCTTCTGTACCAGATGCACGGTTGGTTCCGAATCTAGATCTCATTGCGAAAATGAGTCCAGTTGGACCAGTCATAGGTTGTACACCCGCAATGTCATAAGCGATTAACTTAGGCATTGATCTTCTAATCAATGAGATTAGAACTGGGTCGAAACCTGCAACAGGACCAGTTGCTGTAGCATTAGCACTAAAACCTGCTGCTGAACTTGAAGATCCAGTAGAGTTTGTAGGTGCTGCTTCAGTTAAAATTCCTGCTTCTTCGCGTAGGAATTTTTCTTGGTTTTCTAGCAGGACAGCGGTAACTGCTTTTCTGTATGTATCCTTGATTCCATCAAGACCATCACAGTCAAGAACAGGGTTCCACTTTTCCTGCAACTGTTCAGAATTAAACATTTGCGTATTTCCCCTCCAGGAAAAGTATTTGTTTTGAAAAATTGTTTAGGGTATTTTTATCACTTAGTCCAACGACGTAAAGCATCCACGTAACGTGACATACTTTCAGTCATATCTGTATCCACAACAGGTTGTACGTCTTCAGCAATAGTTTCTGTTGCAGGAGCAGCAGGTTTGCTAGGATAATAACTCTCCTTGAGAGTTGCTACCTTATTGCGGAATGACTCTTCATCTTCAAACTCAACACCCTCAGCAAGTTGGGATAACTTCTCCTTTTCGGTAGATGCTAAACCTTCTGCTATTTCGTTCACAATCCCATTCTTAACAAAGGCACTTACCTTTCTAGTAAGTTCAACGTTAGCTTCAATTTGCTCGTTGAGTTTTGTTTCCATATTATCTAATTCAACAGACATCGCATCAACAACATCTGCTTTCTCGTCAGGAACCTCAATATGGTTCTCAACGAAAACTTGTTTAAGACCAGAAACTACACTCTCAGCGATCTCTGCTTTGAGACCATTTTCAACTTCAAGTTGGTTACTGTCTAACCATTGCTGAGTTGCGTATGTAAGATACTCATCGACTTTCTCAGCAAGTTCTGTCTTAATTTTTTCTACTTCCTCTGAAAGAGTGGAAGCGTACTCTTCGTGGATCTTGCCCACTTCCTCATTCAAACGAGAAACAACTGCTGCTTCAAAAATAGTAGTTGCTTTTTCTTTGAATTCTTCGGAAAGATCCTCACCCTCTGTGAGTGCTGCTACATCAGCGGATAAGTCAACCTCAATCAGGTTGTCGCCTTCTGCGTTTTCTGCTTCAACAGACTCTGCCTTTTGAGGACTAGCATCAGAAGGTTTTGTTTTTGGAGCAGTCGCTGTTGGACCACCGCCACTCTTGAGTTTGTTGGAATCATCATCAGGTTTGTTATTCGTTGGAGTAGGACCTCCAAGATCTTGAACTGCACCTAAAGAAGACTGATCAGATACAGCACCGTCAAATTTTGCTTCGGTGACTTCCTGCTTATCTTCGGGTGTCATAACTTGTTCATCTGCGGACATTAGTTGTCTCCTTGTTAAATGTAATACAGTTTTTCTAACAATTATTTATAATTATAAAGTTCCTAGGAACTGTGAAAACGCGGAAAGTTTTCTTTCTTCTAGGACTCTACTACTAGGGGCATTGTCTAACCCACGTTTAATATGTGCAAGTTCTGACTCTTTTATAAGTCCGTTTGCCCATACCCACTCCTTTCCTTCCATAATACCATTAACAAAAGCATCAGGTGCGGAAGGATCAGCAACAATATCTGCTGCTGTAGCGAGCATATAGTCATCAGCGACAACTTTACACCCATTAGTTTCTTTTAATGATCCAATACCACGTGAAGAAACTCCAAGTTTTACTCCTTCATCGAGCAAGTTCTTAGCAATGTTACCCATTGGTGTTTCGAGAATACGAGCACGACCTCTGAAGTTATTGCCTTCTTGCACTAAAGAAGTAATTAAATGAGATGCACGATCTAAATTTACGGTAGGACCTTCTGGATGACCTAACTCACCAAGAGCACGACCGCTTTTTATGAACGACTCATTATATTTAGACACTTCTCTTTCAAGAGTTGACAACGGATACATTCTTCCGTTGCGGTTTTTGATCTCTCCTTGTAGAAAAGTACCTTCTATATAGAGTTTTTTCTTACCGTTTTTCTCTTCAGTTAAGACTTGTACGTCTTCAACCTTCTCCGTTATCAGTTTCATTAGGTGTTTCCTCTGTTTCTTCTGGTTCTGTCAGAAAGTTTTTTGCAATTTCAATTTTTTGCTGTTCGATAGCAGCAGCGGTCATTGTATTCATCGCATCGTCAACCTCTGAACTGACATCTTTCGATCCAGAAAAGAGTTTGTTGACTATTTCCATAGCTCCAATGCTAGGCATAATTAATTCCTCAATTAATACTATTTAGAATTCTCCGCGTTTATAATCAGCGGGAGAGACTGATTCTGGTCCACTTGAGGTAATATCCTCTGACTCTTCCTCTGGTGGAGCATCCATTGGTGCACCATCCATAGGTTGTCCTGTCATAGGATCAAGAGCAGCGGGGTCTGGTAACTTACCGCTACCAATTTCCTTTTCCATTTGCTTGTCAATCTCTTTAATCTCAGCGTCTGACTGACGTAAGACCTTGCGACGTATGTAGTCAAGAGAGAAGTAACGACCCGCAAAAGGATCCATTGTGGTAACAAGATTCAATCTTTCATTCAGAATTTCTTGATCTTTTAATTCACTGAAGTAGTTATCAGCGATAAAATCATACTGAATGTGCTCAGACATATCATCCCATTCTTCAATAGAGATGATACCTTTTAAAACTAATTGTGTTTTAAGTAAGTCGTGGAATAATTCTGAGAATTTTTTGCGGAGACGTGTGACAAACTTTTGGAATTTTACTTCATCACGTGTAATCTCAGCAGCACGACCCAAGTTAAATGTAGAATCAGATTCTAATCTAGACTCTGGTACATTTAGTGCACGATATAGTTTCTTCTGGAAGTACTTGACATCCTCAAGTTCTCCAAGATTTTGTCCACCTGGGAGCGTAGTGATTTCAGTACCTCGTCCTCCTTCTCTTCTAGGCAACCAGAAATCTTCAAGCATCGACATAAATTTTCTGTCATCTCTTATTTCTCCCGTGTCCGCATTGTAAACTAATTTGTTTCTATAGCGACTCATAACCTCACGAAGGTATTGTTCCGCTTTTTGTTTTGGTAGATTACCAACATCAATATAAAATATTCTTCTTTCTGGTGCTCTTGATAATCTATAGATTACAAGACTATCTTCAATCATTCTAAGTTGATTGAGTGCTTTGATTGCCTTATGTAAATGTGACATAATCACATTCTTATTCATATCTTTCAAACCACTGTGGCAAAAAGCAATAGCATCAGATGCTATCTTGATTCCTGTAGTTTCAAGACCACGTAAACCTTTTTGATTGTAAACGTAATATTCTGCTGATCTAGGTGCAGTTAAAGATTCCATTGTGCGTGGATCTACAAACTGTCTATCTTTCTTTGCTTCAAATTCTATTACTTTACGAATCTTACGGGGGTCAATGTACCTTAATTCTGTAATACCACGACGAGGATTCTTAGTATCAATGACCTTATGGTAATATAATTTTCCATCTATGTACCATCTGCGGAATATATCGTATGCTTTCTTATCAAAATCTAGTAATCTGAGAACGTTATGAAACTCATCTCTAATTTTTTTGCGTATCCCTGCACTTACTTCTAGGTTTGCTAGGTCTACATCTACGGGACTATCATCTCTATCACCTGCTATTGCTTCATTGACAACATCATCCACTGCCCTATCACACTCTGGGTGAATGGACATTTCTCTATATCGTCTAATAAGATCTGATTCGTCTTTATAACTACCATCTAAGTCAATGGCGGTTCCAAAATAACCACCACCTGCTACGGGAGTTGCAGCATCATCAGATTCTTTACGCACAAAAGAAGGACCATTATTCTGACCCTTCTTAGCACGTTCAAGAGAATAACCAAAAAGTTGAGACATTAACTATGTACCTGTTCTACGTAACTATTTAGCGAGGTAAGAAACCGCCTTTTAGTCTGCGTTTCCGCTATCTACGTCGTTGTCGTATGTCCAGTATTGTACTTGGAACTCTACAGTGTACTCTTCTGGAGTGTCATTTGTTCCCCAGTCAAGTTCTATAGCACTGATGTTACTTGGCCAGATACCTTCAAATCTATAAGTTCTG